ATGTGATCCTCTCGATGTACGGTTCTGTGTTGCCCGCGAAATACCCACTACTGGGGAGTATGAGATGGATCGAAAGAGAACCAAGACTCGCCACTCCTTCGTACGTAAGAACCTCAGTATTGACATGACCATCTCTTCAGGTGATAATGCTGATATGGACTCCGAAGAGGAGGCGAGTTACCAAATTGAACTTGAGATTATGAAGCCCGATGCAGTCGACGATATTTACAAATTTTTCAACATCATCAACAAGGTTTCTGACCTCTCGAAACTAATTTCTTGTTAAATACTAAACGATGGCTGCCGTACCTATGTTAGCCGGTGTCGGTCTTATGATGGTATGTTGTTCTTCATCCAGTATAGCTTCTATGATGATGAGTGGTAGTGAAACTGTAGAAGAAACCCCAGCTGCGGCTGCAGTCGACCCATTCCCAACGAGTATCACAGGACTCTCAGGACGCTATGACGTGGGGTCGGCTACATCGTCTGCATGGAACGATAAATCTAGTAATGCCAATCACGCACCCGTTGACCGCGGAACCCTAAAAGTCACTGCGACAGATGTAACAGGCACTACAGCCGATGGCCTTAAATTCCCAACGGCAGTTATTGGTACGGGTGGTGCATACACACTCCTCTATGTTGGTAAATACAATGGTGCGGCGAAGAAACGCATTTTCGATGCTACGACGAATAACTGGCTTTCTACCTGGTGGGCATCACGTGTTGGTGTTGCGCATCATAATGGGTGGATGACTGCACACGATAAAGGTGTACTACCCAATGGAAGCACTGAACTGGTACAAGGAACAGATTCGATGGGAATTTACAGGTTAAATGGTGTTGACAGGAAAACTTCCGAACCCGGTGCGGCGAAACCAACTCAAATTACTATTAACTCTGGTCAATTTGTAGCTACCGAAATATCTGATTGGGCTATGAAGGAGGTTATATTTTATAACCGTGTACTTACACTCGATGAAATTAAACAAGTTGAAAAATACCTCAAAGATAAATATATGGGTTCTGGAACCGAGACCTATATAATCGGTGATGATAAAGAAATCGAAGCATTTTCATTTTAATTTTCCCTAAACGAACACCTAAGTGAGCCACCCACAATATAAAAAGTATGTCCAAAAATGTACTCAACTATTGCAAATAATAGCTTTTCGTATCTCCTCACTCTCGATGAGATACGAAAAGCTCTCCCTGACGAGACCCGACCCTCGTGGGTCAAAATTACGACCATCACCATGGTATCAAGCTTTATCCAGACCATTGATATAAAGCGACTTCGAGGTTTATTCGAAGAAATTGGTTCGTATAAGATGAGACGATCGGGAACTAAGACGGAAGGTTTCGAGTGGAAGCTCAAACCTACAACGTTTTATAACCAAGTGACTCTCACGTATCACGACAGTTACAGCACAAAGTCTGTGAAGGTTTTCCCTAACGGTTCGATCCAGGTGGCTGGATGCTGTGATCTCTTCGACTGCAAACGCATCATCACACAACTCGTTCATATTTTCAAAACCTTTTTGGGTTTGAAAATCGAAGTTCCGTTGGATTCATTCCGTGTGGTCATGATAAACTCCAACTTCAGCCTCAACTACAACATCAACCTCCATCTCGTTTCGAACTGGTTCGAGGAGTATGACGACATTTTCAAGGTTTCCTTTGAACCGGATAGGTATTCCGCTGTGAAGATCAAGTTTAAACCTTCAGAGGATATGAAGGAAATTACGTGCAGTATCTTCAGTACCGGTAAGATTATCATCACAGGTGCAGAAACACTGAAGGAGATTGCATTTGCCTATAACACCATTAATCAGCATATCAACGAGAAACCCGAAATCAGGGTCTCACGCACAGAAGAGACTGACGTGTTTGATATTTATTTGGGATACAAATGTGAACCATTCATCAAAGTACTAAGGGAGAAAGGGTTCAATTCTTGGATGAGAACAGTTACCAATAGACAAATAAAATTCTAATGCTATAGTAACAAATATGTCGCAACGACTTGGTATGGCCGATGGTCGGTGTTTCACCATAAACTCTTCAGCCCAGCTCTTTAATAACTATGTCATGAAGCAAAATGGAATTTCTTTCGAGGATAACTACTCTTACCGCCAACTTCTCCAGAAGCAGGGACCCCAGCTCGTCACTAAGATCCAAGAGGTGGAGCAGGGTAAGGGTCCTTGCAATACCTGTGATAAACCTCTTCTCAAAATGCCCGGTATTTACTAACTGAGCTAAATCCACGAAAAAACTTTAATACCATCTTGTAGAATGTCAACATGTGCCATATGTCTAGGTGAAGTCAAGTGTACGAGAATAAACCCTCCACTTCGATGCGGACATATGTTTCATTCCCACTGTCTACAGGAATGGAAAAATCAAGGTAAGAATACGTGCCCAACATGCAGGAAAGTTTTCGATGCTTCACAATTTAAAATTACAGTCACTATACAAAACAATTACACAGCAACGGCTAATTCTGTGTCCTTGAATGAGGGGTCTATATTTGACGTTTTAGATTTATTTGACATTAATTTTGATGTGGATCAACAAGAAGACGTTGAAAGTATATTAGCGGATCTTGGGGTGAGTCTTGCCGACTTTGATTCCAGTATCCTTGACGCAGAATGAACTACAGTATTTCTCGTAGTTTAAACCTGGGTAGTCCCTCGAAGCTGTACGAGGGTCAGTGATGGCTTTACCTTTAGCATCAGTGAGAAGCGGGCCAGTCGCCCAGCCCCGCTTGTGACTGAAAACGTTAGCCTTAAAAATTACACGTTTACCAACCTTAAACTGACCACCCCTCTTTACTCGTGATTCGGGAACTTTAAAGAATTTGGCTACAGCTTTGATAGTATCTCCAGGTTTGATTTTATATTCAACCATCCCATGCTGTTTGTAAAAGTGGAAATCCCCTTGTCGAATGTAGTTCATAGGTCTCCCAGGAGAAACAAACATCATAACCTTGAAATAACCCTTTTTACATTTTTCATTTGCACCCGCTTTGTACACCCTCTTAGGATTATCGGAAATAACGCGTTTAGGAAGTCCAGTACAATGGGTATAGGTATGGTGTCCATTTGAAAGACCAGAACGATCACCTGGTATAGACTTTTGCCACCTGTATGCCTCGTAGTCACCCACAGCATAGGCATAACAATTATTATTCCCAATACCCTTTGGTGTTGACCACCTCCTGTTCGTAAACCTATTTTCCGAACCACTCAGGGGAAGGGCTTTCATTTGTAATTGGCCTAGAAAAAAATATCAGTATGTAATAAAATGCTTCACGAGGTCACTCACGCCAAGTCTCGATCCGAGATGATTACCGAGCTTCTCATCTTCGCTCTTAACGTTCTCATCAGTACCTTCATTCTTCGTCTTGTCTGGAACCGTTCGCTTTCCAAGCACATCTCTGTGCTCAAGCCCATCTCCAGCCTTCTCGACGCGTTCATTCTTTCCATCTCTCTCCAGGTTGTCCGCGGTATCTAAATAGATTCCGTATTTCATTATTGATAAGTTGATACAATCAACTCTTGAATAATAAATGATTTAAACCTCGTTGTATCCAACGATCTTCTTACCGTTGGGGCTCTTGAGGGTAGGGAAAGCGGTCATACCGTCACACCCACCCTTGTCACAATCGACGAAAGTGTATGGAGTACCCGTTTTCTTCATGTATTCCAACTGCTTGACTGTCCACCCACACCCCTTTGTTCCGTAAACGGTCCACTTTTTACCACCTGGAGAGGCCTTGGCCTTGTTCCTGTAGAGTAAGAACGCAACGAGGATGACTGCCACTGCAACTAAAATTGTTGAGCGCTGCATATTTTATTATAGGTAAATATTTTTTTAAGGTTGACAAATCTTCTTTTTGAGTATATTGCGTTCATTATTTGTCAGACTGTTCACGTACTTGTTTATCTTTTTGGTATTTTTGGGAGTATTGAGAGCGTACGCAACAGCTGGGTCCAATGGTCCATTCTTGAGAGGTCTCGCCTTGTTCATCTTATTCGCAAGTTTTCTCTGTGCGTTCTTTTCCCGTGCCAACAATTCCATGAATTGTTTATTATTTGCGTTAGACCACTTGGCCTTGGTCTTTTCCCTCTCAGCCTTATTCTTAGCCAGAGCCGTCTCGTATGCACCCTTTCTCACATACTCACGCTTCTTACCCTTTATATCGGTGAAAGTGAACTTCTGTGGGTTAAGCCGTGCCTTGCGTCCCATTTCAATCTGACGATTGATCTTTGCTTGCATCTTGGCACCGTAAGCTTTCAAGTTCTTTTGCTTAGCCTCATGATACGCGGACTTACTCTCAAATTCTTGCTTCTTACCGTTTACGTCAACGAAAGACCTCCAGTACTCATTCTTCTTAGCCCTCTCAGCCTTGTTCTTAGCCAGAGCCTTCTCATACGGAATGAGTCTCGCATACTCACGATTCTTACCGTTTACGTCAGTGAAAATGAACTTCTTCTTAGCCTTGGGTGTGGGGGTCTTTTCTCTCTCAGCCTTGTTCTTAGCCAAAGCCCTATCGTATGCAAACTTCCTGACAAATTCACGCTTCTTACCCTTTACATTGACGAAAGAGAACTTCTC